CGGACAATATAGCCCGGAAGAGAATTGTTCATAACAATCAATTGATGAAAAGCAAAGGGAACCGCAACAGAAGCATAAATAGGACACAAAGCGAGCAATAAGAATAATAAACAAGAATAAACCGACATATAGTAATAATATCAACCAATGCTTATATTCTTTCAGTAAATACTACAAAAACACCGAAATAACACCTTGACCATTTTAAACTTTCCCAAAGAAAAACTTGATATTTACAATTCTTTAAGTATCAAATTTATATCATTTATTTGTAACTAATTAGTTAGGGTCTTTCTCAACAATTACCTCCTTAGAAACCTTTTTAATGATTTTTTCTTCCTTTTCAAAATCATTATCACCTCTTCCACCCATTGCTTCCATGATAATTTTGTTATATTGATCGGAATATCGAGAAGAACTTTTGAGACAATCTGGATGCGCTTCTTTGAACTTTGGTAGCATTCTTGCGTTTTTATCAGCAACCCTTCTTACCATTTTATGCATTTTCTTTTGTTCATCATCTTTTTCCCACTTATCTTCATCTTTAATGTACATAGTTTCTCTCTTTTTGTCGGTACAATGAACCGGTCTTTGAGTAACATCAAGGTCCTTCAGATTCTTTACAATAATATTGGAAATACCTTCTACGTAACCGAGTTCTCCGACCTTTTCCAGATCCGACAATTGTAACTTAATCGACTCAACAAAATCCGTAATATTCATGGCATCTTTACAGGTTTCATTCAAGAAAAAATTTAGATTGAATGCTTTGTTATGTGAGTTTGTTGTAGTAGTTGTAGTATTGTGAGTGCCATTTTCCAACACTTTCATCATCATATTTTTAAAATCGGATGTTTCCTTTATCAGCTCTGAATTTTGTTTTATAAGCATAAGTATTAGTTGATCCTTATCAGAATGTTCGTTCATTATTTGATCATTCTTTTCGTCTGAATTAGAACAGTCTTCGGGTTTACATTTTTTTTTATGTCTCCATAATCCAGAATTTTCCTTATATTCTTTATGACAATTTTGACATATATATTTGGAGCTTAAGCCCGGCTTAAAATCATTGATAATCATTGATTTCATATGTTTAGCACTCTGATAGTGGTTGTCCATATTACTCTTCTTACGCGTCTTATAGTCACATTTTTCACAAAAATATTCAGGGCTTATTTTCGGCTTAAAATCATTGCTAAACATTGCTATACATTGACAGTATATTTTAAGTTTAACTTCTTTTCCCCAAAAAATATAAAAATTTTATCGTAACAAATTGAAAATTATTTTTTTGGTGACCAGACCATAATTTTCAATTATGCAGTAAAAACATGTTATTTCGCAACACTGTTTTGGCTTTTTCGATTTTTGGACATTTTTTTTGTCCATTTTAATTTTCTGAAAAAACTTTCCCAACGAAAAAACATGTTTTTATCTACAGCTGTAGGGAAGTTTTTCACTCAAATTTCCAAGAATCTCTTACATTATGTAGGAAAATGTCCCACTTTGTGGCCCCACAATATTTATGTAGCATACAATAGACCAGCATTGCCACCAACAAATATTACCATGTTTACACGTTCCTCCATTAAATACATGTTGAAATTGTAATCATAAATACGCCATGTTGGTTTATTGATACCCACAATATCTCCTGTATTAGGGTCGCAAATGGTTAACACCTGCGCGTATGGATCCACTGGAGGCGATATGGTTGTAAATTCGAACTGAACATTTGTAAATCTGCTCATATTCATCGCGCCGGATGGTTGTATTACTCGCGGATTCGTGTCTAGGCAAAAATTGTAACAATACAAGCCCTGGGGTGCATTTCCTGCAGTTCTCACATATTTTTCAACAAAATTATATACACCCGAAGGCAACATATTCTCTCTATATTGCCCATCCAAGAGGATTCCCAATGCTATTAAAATGTACTGAATATTCTGCGGATTGTATTGTCCGGTTATAGTGAGATGTGTGGGGGAGCCATCGGCATTTACACCCGGACCAATTGTTGCTGGATTAGGTGGAATTGGATAATTACCCGCAGTAGGTGCAGGTTCCACGTCCTGTGGCATATAATTATAAGGCCAGTTGGTATAATTTGACCACTGATTTCGCAAGTTTGCGTCGCTTCGCTGAAAGTAAAACATCCAACTAATTACCATTCCTAATGAATCTAAATCAATCTTATTCTGTCCAGTTATGTTATAATAGGGTCTCTCGTAGACCTGCTTAAATAAATACTTCTGCTCGTTCTTAGCAAATACTTCAGATTCGTCGTTTGATAAAAAGCAATAAGTGCAATTTAAATTAATATCTGAGTTCCATTGTGTTCTGGTATCCACGTAAGATAGTGGGCCGAGTATTTCATCAGGCGGCGTTTGAAGGAATCGATATGGCTGCATATAAAACTGATTAAAATTCGGCGCGACCACTGGAAACGAATTCGCATAATCCATTACATCGCGTATAGTAAACCATTCGTTAAAAGGTCGCAATGTGACGCTGATTTGAAGTTCGTTATATTGAAGTGCGACTAATGGAAAGGCCTGTGTAGTAACAAGATTAAACCACGCGCCAAGAGGGATATATAATGTGCGTCCGGGGATGGATGGTTGTGCGCCAGCCGGATTCGAAGTATAAAAGGCGCTTGGATATCTGTTTACTCGCGAACCATAGTTTGCCGGATCATTTAGCTCTGCGGTTTGCCCAATCATTTCGTTAAATAACGCAAGCTTCTCGGCACTAAAATCGCGCTGTGCGGAAGCTAAAATATATTGTCCCGAATATTCTTGTAATTTTTGATTACCGCAATTAATAGTTATGCGACTAATAATTTGCGCGCCGATGTTTTCAATCCATTTAAAATCGTATGCCGCCCAGGGAGTATAACCAGTTATCGCGCCTGCTGAATTATAAATCGGCTGAGGAGGCATAATCGGACTCCAAATTGTCGGCAGATTGATTGAGATGTAGCAGTCCATAAGAAGGTCAGCATATCGTTTGACGCGGTATACAAATGTTGACTCTGTTGTAGGATTTATTGTTGGTGTTCCTTCATAATCTAATCTAAAATTTTGCTTACCAAAGTTCGTGTATTTTTTATAAACTGCCTTCCAGAACGTTTTGCTTGGATTGCCATTTAAAATTATATTCTGTTGCCCTTCGCTAACCAATTGCATTAATCCGCCGGCCATATTAAGTATATAATAAGGCAATTTTTTAATTCTTTATTTCGTCATTAATATATTCTTTCTAAAACCCAAATTTAAATTAAAAATAATATATTATATTAGATTAATGCCAAGCATAGCAGAACAGTATTTAAGCAACATTACAAATTCCGATGAAGCTTTCCAGTCGTATATGATTATTGCGATTATATTTATCATCCTTGTAATATTTATCGCATACATGATTTATCTAAGCAAGTTAGAAACAAAAGAATGCGATTTTATGAATTCCTTGTATCCCAGCGTAAACGGAAACATTAGGCCTATTTCTGCGAATGATCCCGACTGTAGCGGTAACCTTTTTGATTACTATGTTAAAACCGCATACAATGCTTGTTCAGGCGGCTCTTATAAAAACGATTTCGTAAATATTTGTAATTTAAAGGCAGTAATTAAACAGGGTGTAAGGTGTTTAGATTTTGAAGTATACTCCGTTGAAAATCAACCCGTCGTCGCTACTTCCACAGTCGACAGTTATTTCATTAAAGAGACATTTAATTCAGTTGACTTTAGCAGTGTAATGGAGACGATCCGTAGCTACGCATTTTCAGGAGGAACCGCACCAAATCCGACAGACCCAATCATCGTTCACTTAAGAATTAAGAGCAATAACCAGGAAATGTATTCTAATTTAGCGTCTATTTTAAAATCGTATGATGATATTTTGCTTGGAATGGATTATAGTTTTGAGAACAGTGGTCATAATTTAGGAAGCGTTCCTTTAATAACATTTAGGAACAAGGTGATTATAGTCGTTGATAAAATAAACAACTCATTTTTACAGAATCAAGCGTTCCTAGAATACGTAAATATAACGAGCAACTCGATCTTTATGAGAAGTTATACAAATTATGATATTGTAAATAACCCCGACACTCAGGAATTAACAGAGTATAACAAGACGGGTATGACAATTGTGTTCCCAGACGTAGGTATCGATCCTACAAATCCAAGCGGAATGCTTGCTAGAGCGTATGGATGTAATTTTGTCGCAATGCGTTATCAATTGGTCGACAACTTTTTAATGGAAAATGCCGAGTTTTTCGATAGATGTGGTTACGCATTTTGTTTGAAACCCGCGGATTTGAGATACCAACCAGTTACTATTCCGGCACCCACACCACAAAATCCAGCGTATTCATATGCTACGCGCACAACCTCAACCGACTATTATAGTTTTAAATCTTAAGAAGAGTGCTCTTCTAAAATAAAATTTAAAATTATAAATTATTTAGTTCAAATTACATGTTTCTAATTACAAATTGCCCACTTGAAGATTTAAATCTATTTAGTATATAAGACCGCGGAATGACAACAAAAAAGACCTGTAAAGGATTAAAATTCGAAGATTGTGAATTGGCGATTCTTCGTATGGCAGTTGATAAAGCAGAAGAGAAAATAGCTAGACGTGTTGTTCAATCAGACGATATCAAAAGAATTATTAAAATCGTCGAAGATTTTATTAAGCGAAAGGCCCTAATTTGTTATGGAGGGACAGCAATTAATAATATATTACCAGCTGACGATCAGTTCTATAATAAGGAGGTGGAAATTCCCGATTACGA